TCAAAGAGACCCGCCTGTTTGGCGGCTAGCGAACCCAGAGCAAGGGATGGACCATACTGTTCGAGAAGTCCGGGTTGCATTCCTGCAACAGCTTCTTTAAGTTCCGTAGCGCTTACGTTCTGGAGGTGTGCCGGTATTTTGTTGGCTACGTCTGCGGCGGTAATTTTACTGGGGTAAAATCTGTCTAAAAGCCCCGCCACACCTTCTGACCTTTCCCCACGTATTTTGTTGACAATCTTTTGTATCTCACCGAGATTTTTTGCATCGAGCTTTTGCGTCACAGATGTACCGGCTTGAGGAATGTTTTGAACTGCTGAGCTCGTCGGTATGTGCTGCGGACGGTTGCCTGCGGTGGGGCCCGGCCACTGTCCACCAGCAGTTGTATTGCCTGCGGTGGGGCCCGGAAACTGTCCAACAGCAGTTGTATTGCCTGCGGTGGGATCCGTCAGTCCTAATAACTCATCCCACCTTTTTTTAGATAACTTTTCAGCGTCCCCACCGGAGATTATAGAACCCGTTGGATCCATCCCCGTAAAGGCGCTTTTAACACCCCCCGTAAAGCCGGACGGGCCAGACTGGTAAATGCCCTTAGCCCCTGAGAAAAGAGCAGTAGTGCCGCCCGCCAGTAGCGCATCCTTAACGGAGGACTTAAAATCCTTGCCCGAAAGAAGGCTGGATATGCCGGAGCCCATGACAGATGCGCCAACGGTTCCCGAGCCAAACGCGGAACCTAAAAAGGGGAACCCCATGTAAGCTGCCGCCATAGGAAGAACCACCGGAGCCGCTTTTTTAGCTACCTTCGCAACTTTTTTAACGGCATTTTTAACAGACCGGAAAACGTTGCTGAAAAAGAACTCCTGAAGACCCGTGTGGGGGTTAACGTTGGTAAGGTTGCTTCCAACTATGAACTCTTCCGGGGTCAAACCCATTTCCCGGATCTGCCCAAACAAAAGATTTTTCGCCAGTGGGTTTTTATTTAAAACTCCCATAGGAACAACCGTGTCCCCGGGTGAAACGTGGGCAACGTAAACATCGCCGTTCCTGCCAAAATCTTCGAGTTTCTTAACCTCTTCAGAAAAGGACGCGAGACCTCCCGTGTTAAAGGTGGCGGGAAATCCTGTGGGTACTAAAACATTATTCTGCATGGGGTTCACATTTGAATATTGATAAGGGTTTAGATCTCTTAGTTTCTGCCAACGAGCCAACGCACTTTCCTCGTCTTGGTCAAGGGCGGTATTACCCAGAGCATCATCCACTACGTCTGTCAAGGCAGACGAAGAGGTTGGTAACGCAGGGGAGTAGGCAGCAGAAGCGCCAGCACCATCCATCGCCTCTGCGTCAAGGTCTGGGTTACCATCGTTGTCCACCCCCAGCTCACCAAAAACCAACTCCCCAATTCCTTGGAGAGAGGTGGGTCCAGAACCTTTTACAAGTTCAAGGGCAAAAGCTCCTGGAATAATAGCGTGAGGAAGATTATTTTTTACTAATTGCAAGATTCCTGACAATGTGGGATTATTCAAGATTCCTGACAATGTGGGATTATTCTCTTGTTGTAAGGCTTGTTGTGCCGCTTGAATCCCAGCAGTAGTTCCCTCAGGGAAATCGTGGGCCCGCATTGCCGCTTGAATCCCAGCAGTAGTTCCCTCAGGAAAATTTGCAGCGTTGGCTTTATCCAAGGAAATAGCTTCAGTTAGAGTTAGTCCCCCTTGATCCCCCGCTTGTAAATCAGGAGGAAGATTTTGCTGCATAACCTCTAGCGTATTAGGTCCAATTCCAATTCCACTTCCACTGAACCCCCCCGGTGGAGCCCCAAAATCACCAGCATTCGGCCCTCCCGGTACATCAAAATCTGGTTCTGCCATTAATCGGATCCTAACATCAGGAAAGCTCCAAGACACTTGCGAAGACGTATATCTTCGACGCAACACTGCAATTGAAAACGAGCGTGTCGCTGGCCTCTAAAACAAAAGGTCCAGTCAAGGACACGTCTGCGGACTCTGAGGTCGAAGCTGCCGTGGGCAAAAGGACCTTCTGAAGAGTTACCGTTACCGAAGCGGAACTATCCGTTATCTTTGGGTATACTGTAATAGTTGCGCTGTGACTATTATACATCAAAATGTTTTTGATGATAGCCTCAGTAGCACTGGGGCACGTATAAAGTGTTACGTCCCCCGTGGAGCCCACAAGCTTGGCAATATTTTTATACGCGGAGGCCATCAGTCCATGAACCACGCCCTGCCGTTAGTGTCATCCTCACCACTAATTACGGCGGGTATTTCCGTCTTTGTAAGGGCCATTTCCAAGTCCCTGAGAATACGTGAAAAAGCCTCTTGGTCATATTGATCCGGGGCTAGCGGCATCGCCGTGTCAAGTAATCTTACCATCACCGCCTCCCGTCAGGACGTAAATCAAGACGTAAATCACCCAATGTCCACGTTACGTCCGTGTCAGAACTTCCTATACGAAGCACGGCTTGCCTCGCACGGGCTCTTAAATTTGCTTGCTGCGTGGTTGTTCCCACGGCAGTAGTGGAATTAGTCGAAAGCGTATCCCCGGGGAAATTGCGTGTTTTAAGGACATAATCCACGGTTCTACTTGCAGTTGTTGTTATGTCAACGTCCGGTATCAACCGGCTTATGGACATAAACTGCTGACCGTCGCCAAGATCAAAATCGGCGGACTCAATAAAGGAGGTCATGGCCTCCCCGTCAGCATTGTTCCCCGTCTCATGCTCATAAACATAGTTGATGCCACTGTCAGACCCGCAACCTCGGGGGTTGTCATGGAGGCCGTAATCCACCCACGCAGTTCGAGACAAGGTCCCTAAGTCCCACGTGTTTTCAGTGTAATTAAACTTGACATACCGATCTATTTCCAAGGAACCGGAACTGGGGTAGAACCAGAAAACCTCGTCAAACATCTTATTCGACGCCGCGAAGCACTTGTAATTCTGGGAAAGGTTTATGTCGTCAAAAACATAACGGAGAAGTGTGCAAGGAATGACCTGTATGCGCCCCGTGTACACGTAAAAGTTCTCTCGGTCCATCCAGAATACTTTATCGCCAACCGTTGTAACCGCATTCGGGCCAATAATAGATACGTTATTCGCAACTATACTGAACCCAAAGGTGTACGGCGGACCCGTAAACTTCATGCTATGGAGAGAAGTGTCCGTCCAGATTAAAGTCTCTTGTCGGGTTTTTTGTGCCGCAAGTATTTCAGAACCGGAAGAAAGTCTTTGTGACCCAGCCGTATTAGTGGCCGTGGGCGTCCAATCAAAGGGACTTTCCTGATCCGACCATCGAACCATAAGTAAATCCTGCGCCGTTTCACTTATGGGATTACAACCAAAGCAAACAACGTGTCGATCCGCGTCAGATACGCCTATATGGCGGGTAATAGTGGGGGCATCTGACGCCCCCGTCTGGGAAGCAAAAGTAGAGGCCCTGTTTCCTACTCCAAGTGTTGAATCCCAGTAAAAAGGCGCTCCGTCAAACACACAAAATACAAAATCCTCCCCCCAATTATCTGGCGACCACAACCTTATATTAGAGCCCGTGTCGGCGGAAGTATCCGACGAGCCATCCCAGCCAACAAAACTATTCGCTTCCTTTACAACCACACCGTCATCGTGGGCAGCAGCCGTAGTCCCCCGGACCCCGCGAACAACACCCGCATCAATAGTGTTACTGGATTTACCCGTGTACTGGATAAGCTCATCGTCAATCAACATCAGACCCACAAAAGTGACGGCGTCACCGCTCGAAGAACTCGCCGCCGTTGTGCCGTCATCTCCACGGGTTATGTCACCAAGTACATTACCTGCGTTTGTACCGTACCTTATTTTTTCACTGCCAATCAGGATGGTCCCCTTGGCGGGGAAGCCACTTGAATTAGCTACAGGGATAGATGTGCTGGAGGCCGTAAGATTGGCCCCTGTCGTTGTGGAAGCTGTTTCAAAGTTGGTTGCACTTGTTAGAATAAAAGAAGTTACGGAAGCATTTATGCCGCCACTGTCGTTAAGTGTTGTCTGTGAGTAACTTGTGTCAAGACCTCCCCAAGATCCCGCACCGAAGCCTACTCCCGGTATGACGGTGTTCAACCCCGTATTAATCTGGTACGCGGCAACAACGGAGGAACCTCCCCCCGCTGTACTACCAGAAGAGGCCGATCCCGCCGTGCTTATAGTGTAACTATTAGGGTTTACTAATGTAAGCTCATGTTCCGTGTTCAATTGTGCGGCGGTAATGCCATCCGTAGTTGTTGCACCGCTCAAGGTTACAAAGTCTCCGTCCACGGCTCCGTGTGCTGGAGCCGTTACGGTAACAATACCACTTCCGGATGAACCCGTAGTAAGGGGATTGCTTCCCAAAGTTGTCGTTGCACGGATCGGGGTGATATCATTATATAAACCCCCCTCCTCAACATACATCTTATCTTCTGTTCCAAGACCCATGTACTTAGCGCCACTAAGCGTGGACCACGTGTGAAGGGATCTTCCCGTGCCTTGGATTGTGTTACTACTTATGCGCTGCCAACCCCCCATTTTTTCGGGGCGACCTTTACGAAACCTGATTAAATCGGAATTGTACCAACCCGTCTCGTCACCATATGAAGTGGTTTCCCGGTCTACCCCCGGACGAAACTGTATCTTAGATAAGGGCATCCGTTACGCTCCCCAAGATCAACCCTTTGGATACTTTTCTTTAATCGCTGCTATTCTCGTTTTCCACGCATCAATATCTTTGTAAATCTCGTCTAACTGGTCGCCCCATGTTCCATATTCTGAAACTCGT